GAGATGGCAGAAGAAAGAATTGCTGAACGCATTGATGCTAATCTTCTAAACATTGATATACAAGAACTTCATACAATCAGTAAGCAAGACTATGACCGAAAGTTTGAAGTGTTAAGAAACAAGACACAAGGTAAACTAATCATCAAAGAATATCCAACTGCTTCTGCTTCTACATTACATTTCAGGTCTTTGTTACAAGACTTACATCTAAAGAAGAACTTTAAACCAGAAATTATCTTTGTTGACTATCTGAATATTTGTTCCTCTGCTCGTATGAAACCTGGTAATAGTGTTAACAGTTACACATACATCAAGGCGATTGCTGAAGAGTTGCGTGGTCTTGCTGTTGAGTTTGCTGTGCCAATTGTTAGTGCGACACAAACGACAAGAAGTGGTTTTACTAATAGTGATCCAGGTCTTGAAGATACAAGTGAATCGTTTGGTCTGCCTGCAACTGCTGACTTTATGTTTGCTTTGATTACAACTGAAGAACTAGAACAACTTGGCCAGATTATGGTTAAACAATTGAAGAATCGTTATTCTGACCCAAATAACTACAAACGATTTGTGATTGGTATTGACCGGTCAAAGATGAAGTTATTTGATGCTGAACCTGATGCACAGAATGGTATCATTGATAGTGGTACAGATATACCAGATAAACCTATAAACACATTTGGTAATCGTGAAAGAAAATTCAATAGTAAATTTGAGGGAGTTAGAGTATAATGCAATACATTAGTTACTGGGACGATGTTCTAACCAAAGAACAATGCTCAATGATAATTGATAGGTTTGAAAAGAAGGTTGACCAACAAGAAGATACCCTACTTGAAGGTCACCGACATTTTAAAGAATTGAATATCACAGAACATTTAGATGATTGGTCAGATGTTCAAGACTTTCTACTAGATAAGATGCAAGAATATTTGGCTAAATATAAAACCATATTTGGTCTTGATGAGAAGGTTTGGCCAAAAGATTTAGGCTTTGAACAGTTTCGTATCAAGAAGTATGAACCAAATGATAAAGATGAATTTGCTTTTCATGTTGATGTAGGCAATCACGCATCTGCTAGAAGATTTCTAGTATTCTTTTGGTATCTTAATGATGTAGAAGAAGGTGGTGAAACAACCTTTCAAAAGAATATTCAGAGTAGAGTAGAAATGGCGGTTAAACCAGTTACTGGTCGTATGTTAGTTTTCCCTCCATTCTGGACACACCCACACACAGGAACAAAACCAATCAGCGGACCAAAATATATCGTTGGTGGTTATTTGCACTATCTATGAAAATCGTAAATTTAAACCGTGAGTTACCAGAAGCAAAAAGAAAAAAAGATTTATTGGAAATCATAGATTCATTTCGTAAACGAATTGATGATGGTGAAGTGGATGAATTTGTAATTGCTTCTATGGATCCAATTGATGGTGAAGTCGTTATCACAGCCTGTTGTCAAGATTTTGTTGGTGCAGTTGGTCTATTTGAAATTGGTAAAAACATTTTAATACAAAGTAATAATGGTATTGAATAAAGAACAAGCACTACATTGTGCAAATGTATTCTCGGACTACTTTGATAAGTTTGGCCGTATTGATGAATACATGCGTGAACAAAAAGTGGCATCAATGTCAGAAAGGTCACCTGTACTTTTTGGTATGGGACCTGAAGAAGACTTGTTCTCTGATTTCACAATGTCACCTGCTGACATGGAGTTTGAACTCATTGAATTACCACAAGACCGATGGGATACTTACTTGAATATGATTTCTTCACATTCAAACATGACAAGTATTCCTGGTCGTTGTTTGCGCTTAGCAATACTTGAAAAGAAAACTCAGAAGTGGGTTGGTTTCATTCGTCTTGGTTCTCCTGTTATCAATTGCAAACCTCGTAATGATATGTTGGGTCGTGTATTCACACAACATGAAGGTGGCGCACAACGATTCAATGCTTGTGCTGCGATGGGTTTCGTTATTGTACCTGCACAACCATTTGGTTTTAATTATCTTGGTGGTAAATTACTGGCTGCTATATGTTGTTCGCATGAAGTTCGTAAGATGCTTGATGACAAGTACAAGATGACAACCTGTTTGTTTGAGACTACCAGTTTGTATGGTAGTTCTAAGGCAGTATCACAATATGATGGTATGAAACCTCTGATTAGATTCAAAGGCCTAACTGATAGTGATTTTATGCCTATGTTACATGGCAAAACTTATAGTGACCTGAAAGATTATGTTGAAGATATCATAGGTGAAGATTTGGCACCACCTGATGCGTCTAGCCGTAAACTGAAGATATCTAATACGATGGTTAATCTTATTAAGGTTGCACTTAAAGGCACACCAGAAGGTGATAAGTTTAAGTTGACTATTGAGAACGCAAAGAATTTGAATGAACAAAAGCGATACTTCATCTCTGATTATGGGTTTAAAAACATGGTAGAGTTTGTCAATGGTAATACAGAGAAGTTATTACCTGGTGAAAACTATGAGAAACACCATCTGGCCAATATCATTGAGTGGTGGCGAAAGAAAGCAATGAATCGTTTTGAAACTCTGAAGACGGAAGGTCGCATTAGGACAGAACAAGAAGTCTGGACAAATGGAACTGTGCTTGACATAATACGATAGTTGTGTTAGTATAAATACTCCAATAAACAACGGAGATTTACATGGCATATGAAGCTTCAGAGATTATGATGGCTGCAGCATTAATGTATCCAACAAATGTGTTATTAGAACACACTAAAGATGTTGGAACATTACGAGAATTAATGATTGATGCGAAAAATAAAATAAAAAAAGGAACCAATAAAACTATACATTTTGGTAGCCCAGCCATTGAAAAAGGTTTTACTGATTTAATGGATGAAAAAAACTCAGAAGCGCTAAAAGATTTAGCTGGAGGAATTTCTGCAGCTATTGGTGTAAGAGATTATTTAACAAAAGAGGGTGAAACTGGTGGTAAAAATTTATCTCCTTCAATTTATATGACAGGTAATGTTTGGCCAAAAGATGTTGAAAAATTTCGTGTTAGTGCTTATGGATTTGAAGATTACAATTCATCTGATGTGATGGCCAGTGCAGATAAAAAAACTTTTTATGGAATATCATTAAAGAAAAAAAGAAAAACTAATGCTGGAGAACCAACATTAATTAATAAAGCTTTTGATTCTGTTTTAGATGGTAAACAGTTTGATAAGATTAAAGAAGAATTAGCTAATATTCGTGCTGATTATTTTTCTGGATTAGTAATAGAGGCAGTTGACAAAGGTATAATTTTAAAATCACATATTAAAAATTTTGATACATTGAAGAAAACAACCAATGGAAGAAAAGAGTTGTTTGAAGCCAAACAAAGAGATAAAAAACTATTTGATAGGTCTTACATAGATACAAAAGGATCTGCAAAATTACCAGGTGGATATAAAAGTGATGATACAAAAAATCAAAATTCTATGAGATATTTTGTCAATAAAAAATTAGCAGAAAAAGACAATCCACTTTGGAAAGAATTTGTTAAAGTTATGAATAAGTATTCGGATCTTTTTGCTGAATCTCTAATTAATATAATTTTAAAAACAAAATTGTTTGAAGAAATAGAAGCTAAAGATTTGAAAAATTATAAATTTAATTTTTTCCTAGTAACAGGAGTTGGAGATATTACTTCAAAAGGTGATGTTCAGATAGGTCATGCGACAGTTCTTCCATTAAAAACAACATTGTGTGGATTGGCAAGAATACAGGAAAAAAATAAAAATAAAAAATATGAAATTGTTTTAGATAATGCAAAAAAAGGTGAATCCGAAGCAGCAAAAATATTTCTTCAATTGAAGAGGGGTAATTTGACATTACTAGACCTTGAGATACGATATAAAGGCGCTTTTACACCACAACCACAGTTCCAAGGAACAATACATCCAGATTTCAAAAAACTTCTAAAAGATGAATGTGGATTAGGATAAAAAATGAAATTCATACAATTTTTAACCGAAGCAAAAAAAGAAGGTGCAAACCTTCACCTAGAACACCTTGAAGATGAAATTCTGAATCGTGGTGTTGCTGGATGTAGAGATGCAATTAATTTCTTACAGGCATTGAGAGATATGCTTGCAGGCCATTCACAAATAAAAGTAAACACCACAACAAAATGGGATGGTTCACCTGCAATATTTTGCGGCATCAATCCAGACAATGGCAAATTCTTTGTTGGCACAAAAGGTGTATTCAATGCAAAGGCAAAGTTGAACTATACTGATGCAGATATTGATGCTAATCATACAGGCGAAGGTCTTAATGCAAAACTAAAAGTTGCATTACGATATTTGCCAAAACTTGGTATCAAAGGTGTATTGCAAGGCGATATGATGTTTACGAAAGGTGACTTGTCGGAGAAGACACTTGATGGTGAAGACTATATTACATTTCAACCAAACACATTGATATATGCTGTGCCATCTGATTCTAAGTTAGCAAAGACGATGCAGGCTGCACAAATGGGTGTTGTGTTTCATACTTCATACACAGGCAAAACATTTGCTGATATGAAGGCATCATTCAACATTGACATTAAGAATTTAACACCAACAAAAGATGTTTGGTTCCGTGATGCATATTTCACCGATGCATCTGGTACTGTATCATTCACAGAAGAAGAAACTAAAAAAATAACTACTATTCTTTCTACTGTTGGTTCCACATTCAAACAAATAAGTTCTCTATCTCTTGGTAGAATCTCATCAAGCGATACAGTTCGTGAATACATTAAAACATTCAACAATACCAAAGTGCGTGAAGGTCAAAAGATTACAAATACAACCGGTCACACAAGAGAATTGATTAAATGGATTGAAGATAAACTGAATAAAGATATTCTAGCGGCTAAGATGGAGAAGACAAAGAGAGATAAGACTACAATTAAAAATGAAATCATGCGAACTCTCCGTGGTTCAGCAGCAGATTTGACCAAGATATTTGATATGCAGAACGGCATGGTTGATGCCAAGAATATGATTATTAAGAAACTACAACAAATGAAACAAGTTACAAGTACATTCGTACAAACAGAAGATGGTTTCAAAGTGACAAATCCCGAAGGTTTTGTTGCAGTTGATAAACTAACTGGTAATGCAGTTAAGTTGGTAGACCGACTTGAGTTTAGTCATCTTAACTTTACCGCACAGAAAAACTGGAGTAAGTAATGGCAGAGAAGAAATTTGATTTAAGTTCCATTATGGCCGAGTATGGCGATAATGATTTTGGATTTACAGCAATTGATGAAGAAGAATATAATGCAGTCATTGCCGAAAAAGAAGATACTGTTGAAGAGTATAAAGCACGATTGCATGAAGTGGAGAAGTTAATTCTCCCATTTCTAACTAAACTACTGCAAACATCTGACCAGCCGATTATCAAATGGCCTAATCGTAAGGCAACACTTGAAACACAAATTCAAAAGATTTTAAACCTAACTAGAGGATAAAATGATAAACGCAATTCGCCGAGCAGTCAAGGCAACTAAACTTAATGAAACTGTATATCATGGTGATTGGGTAAGACATCCAGATAATCAATGGCAAGTTGGCCAAATACAAAATATTAACAATGGCCAAGCACTAGTGACATGGAAAAAGACCGACAAGAGAAGGAAAGCAGTTTCATCAACGCACCATGTGGATGATTTACAACATGCAAGGCGTGAGTTTTCTCAACTAAAACAACCAACACATCACAAAGAAATGGTTAGTCCTGATATTTTACCTAAGTCAGGTGCAGGTCAATGGGGTACGAATGAGTTGAAAAATACTTATCAAAAAGATACACCAGGCCAAAACATTACCAGGTTTAAGGACTACAAGCTACATAAGTAATTATTTAACTGATTGGAATATTATGAAAGATTTGATTATAGGTGCTTGCACCAACTATGATTGGGACAAACTAAAGTTTTGGGTTAACTCAATCAATAAATGTGGATTTAAAGGCGACAAAGTTATGGTTGCCTTTAACATCTCTTTTGAAACTATTGAAAAACTAACTCAAGCTGGTTTTCAAGTTGTACTTCCTGGTAAAAAAGATGAAGCGAATGGACAATTCGTATATCAATCTAACTTACCAATCCATGTGGAACGATTCATCCACATTTATAACTATCTAGAAACACACGATGATTATCGGTATGTAATTACAACCGATGTGAAAGATGTTATCTTCCAACACAACCCAATTGAAGCACTAGAAACAGAATTAGGTGCAAAGCAACTCTACATGTTTGCTTCTGAGAGTATGTATTATAAAGATGAACCATGGGGCAATCAAAATCTGATTGAGACTTTTGGTCCATTCTTTCACAACATTTTCAAAGAGAATGAAATTTATAATGTGGGTGTTCTTGCTGGTCGTGGCCATGCGATACAAAATTTAGCTGCCATGATTTTTGCCATGTCTGTTAACAGACCAATTCCAATTGTAGACCAATCAACATTTAACTTTATGATTTCACAAGAACCTTATCTGTCAACAGCAAGGTATTGTAAATCAGAAGATGGTTGGGCTTGTCAACTCGGTACTACTGGTGACCCAAGTAAAATGGAACAATTCAAACCATTCTTACTAGAAGCATTACCAAAAATGATTTCAGGTAATGTTACAACAAGTAAAGGAAAAGACTTTACAATTGTGCATCAGTATGATAGAATACCAGAATGGCGTAAGATTATTGAAAAGAAGTATAGTGAGTAAAATGAAAATAGCACTTTGTTTATCTGGTCAACCTCGGTGTGTATCACAAGGTTATGACTTTGTTAAGAAGAACATTCTAGATGGTAACGATGTTACCGTTTTTTGTCATGTTTGGGAAGCACCTGAAGTTATAGACATTGAAGTTTATAAACCAGAAGCATTTACTATTGAGAAATCTTTAACAAATGACCTGTCAAAATATACAAGATTTCCTCCTCCACAACCAAACTGGAAGGTAAAAGATCCAGTTCGTTCTACTTGGAATCAATTGTATGCTATCAGAGAATGTAACAACTTAAAATTAGTTTATGAAGAAGCTGTTGGAGAAAAATTTGATTGGGTGGTTCGTTCTCGTTTTGATTTTGCAATCAATGCTAGAATACCATTTGGTGAATTAGATAATAGTAAGTTGTATATACCAAATTGTCGTATGACACCAGCTAGAGATTTTGGTAATGACCAGTTTGCATTTTCATCTTCAGAAAACATGGACAAATATGCTGATGCATTTAATCGTATTGATGAATACTATGATTCAGGTGTACAGATGATGTGTGAAGATTTAATGAGCGCAAACTGGAAAGCAAATGGGCTAGTTGGTGATAATCTAGTTTATTGTGATATCAATCATCCATTTCCGCCTGGTCCCTATAATGGCACATGGCATAGCTTAATTCGTGAGGACTTTGAACAATGGCTGCGTTAGTAATTTGCATGGCTGGTTTAAACACCAGATTCCATGATGTTGGTTTTGATATACCAAAATATCTTCTACCTTGGCGTGAAGAAACAATCATATACGAAATTCTTAAACAACTAGGAACTTTTGATGAAGTTCTTTTGTTGGCTAATAAGCGTGATGTTTATTTTATGCCAGACTTAATAAAGACTATTGAACCACTTGGTCTTGGTAAAGATAACATTCATTATATTGGTGACACAAATGGTCAAGCACACACCGCATATATTGGTGCTTCACTATTAAAAAATAAGTTACAAACATTCTTCGTTCATAACGCTGATACACTATTGGTTGGTAGAGATTTCAAATCTATTGAATCAACAATGTCAGATGCTTATGTTGATGTGTTTATCGCTAATAATCCAAAGTATTCATATGTCAGGTCAAAAGATGGTCTCGTAACAGAGATTGCAGAAAAGTCTTCTATTTCTCCGTTTGCAAGTTCTGGTTTATATGGTTTTTATAACGCACAGTTATATGAAAAAATGTATGAAGCATTATCAGAAAATTTTACTGGCAAAGAAATGTATATTGCGAATGTGTTAGACTATATGATAAAGAATAATAATCTATTTGTTGGTCTAAACGAATTGAATAACTCTTATGAAACAATTGTTCTTGGCACACCGCAAGAGTATGGGCTAGAAGTAGCTAGAATGAATTTAAAATGAAACTTGAAGACTTAAAAGGTGGTTCTTTAAGTACCACAGAGCTACATGAAATTGATGGTGTTCGTTATATCAAAAAGAAAATCAATCTTGTCAAAGAACGAGAGTATGGTTTTGTTCGTTGGTACTCTCAACTAAAAAAGATTCAAAGGTACTCTGTTGAGTTCCCAAATATATGTCCAAAAATTATAGATGTTTCATATGAAACAAATGATGCTATTCTAACACTAGAATACATGGAAGGTTTTAGAGATATCAAGACCATTCTATCAGAAGACAAACTTAATGAAGAACAAATTGTAAAAATAGTAGATGCTGTTTGGTCAGCTTTTGAAACCTTACACTCAAAAAAATATCCACCAATTGCTGGTGCACCGATGTTGTATTACAAAGAAGAAGTTCGGCAAAAACTTGATGATGCTTTGCATGACTATAAGTTTTTAGAATTCTTTAAAAATTCTGTATATGAATATAATGGTCAGATAACACATGGCATATTCTCATACATAAATGAATTGGAAAATATATTCTCTGAGTTGAAACTACCTACAGAAGAGAATATTCATGGCAATCCAACATTAGAAAATATGTTGTATTCATTTGAAGAAGACAGAGTGGTTTTTATTGACCTATATGAAGAAAGTATAATTGATAGTAAGTTTTTAGATTATGCACAAGTGTTACAATGTTCACGCAGCTATTATGGTTATATAAATGACCGTGATGTTGTTGTTAAAGATTCAACTGTTAGTCATAATTTAAAACCACCTAAAAACTTTGATACATTTAATTTCTATTTTGAGGCTAAGTTACCAAACAATTGGATCAAATTGATAGATGTATTAGAGGCAACCCAATTCATTCGTATGTTGCCATTTAAATGTCGTGCAGGTGAAGTTGATAAGGCTAAATTCTTCTATGTCAAGGCCTGTAATTTATTAGGTAAGGTGTTATCGTAATGGAAAATATATTAGTTAACTTTGATAATTTCAAGAGGACTTGGAACGTCAAAGCAGAATTACCAATCTCATTCATCATAAAATATTCTAGTGATATTTTTAGTACATCTAATTATGATTTGTTATCGTATAGTGATAATGACCGCAGATTGGTTGTTATTGATAAAACAGTTTATGAAATGTACAAAGATGAGTTGAATAACTACTTTGATAAACATAAAATAAAATTAGAGTTATTGATTTTGGATTCTACAGAAGAAAACAAAGACTGGAAACATACAGACATTATATTGAAATTCTTTGAAGATGTTGGTGTTCTTCGTAGAGAACCAATCATTTGTATTGGTGGTGGAGTTCTGTTAGATATTGTTGGGTTCGCATGTAGCATTTATCGCAGAGGCATTCCCTACATCAAAATACCAACTACATTGTTGGCTATTGTAGATGCTTCAGTCGGTGTTAAAGTTGCAGCCAATCATTTTGATAGGCGTAATCGTATTGGTGCCTATTACCCACCGATTGCCACATTACTTGATAAGAAGTTTATCAAAACACAAAACGATAGAGATATCATTAATGGTATTGCGGAGATATTTAAGCTAGCAGTTATCAAAAGTGAAGAGTTGTTTGTATTGCTTGAAGAGCACTATGAACAATTAGTCAATGAGAAGTTTCAGTTTGGTGCTATACCAGTTCGTGTGATTAATTTAGCTATCACAGAAATGATTGAAGAGTTGGCACCAAATCTATGGGAAAGAAAACTTGACCGCTGTGTAGATTTCGGTCATTCATTTGGTCCTGTAATTGAAATGAAGAATCTACCTAATCTATATCACGGTGAAGCTGTTGTGTTAGATTGTTTGTATAGTTCTTGCCTTGCAGAAGTTCGTGGTTTTATTAACATGGAACAATTAAAAAGAATCTTTACTTGTGCTAAGAATTTAAAACTACCAACATGGCATGAAGACTTTAGTAAGGTTCGTTTACTTGAATCTGCATTAGGAGATACAATGAAACATAGAAATGGTAATCAATATCTTCCTGTTCCAATTGGCATTGGTCAATACACTATGTTGAATAATGTTACAGTTGATGATATGAGATTAGCTGCTGATTTATTTGAAGAAATATCGGTATGAAAACAATTTTAATTACTGGAACCACTAGTGGTGTTGGCGCAACGATTGCATATGATTACATAGAAAAAGGTTGGAATGTAATTGGTTTTGCTCGTAGTGAATCTCTATTCAATTATTCAAACTACAAACA